CTGGGGTGCTATCTGCCTGCATCATATCGGGGTAGGGCTTGCCCCCGGGCACAACATAGTATTCGGTACAACGGCCCCGGTAATGATCATCTACCCGTTGCCCCGGCTCCAACTCTGTACCATGGAGAGCAATACAGGTCAGGCAGGTGCGCTGATCTAGTGCTGCAATGCGGATCTTCTTAGTGATGTACTTGCCATTGAGCTTCTCCATATCCAGGCTTGCTTCACGATAGGCAGTCAACTGGAGGGTGCGCATCAGGTTGTCAGACGCTGAGATGGGCATGTTAGTAACCAGCTGACGGAGCTTCTGTGCCACAGCAAGGGGCCCGGCTCCCCTAGCAATCTCATTGATGATAGTATTGCGGGTCAGGTCGGCATACCCCTTGCCCCACTTCTCCATCCTTGCGATCCAGGCCGGGTTGTCAACAAAACGGGTGACAGCCTGAATAGTCTCACGACTAGCCCGGGGTAATGGGGGCAGTGTCATTCGATCCTCCATGGCACATTCAGATCCTTGAGGGTGGTAAGATAAAAGCTCAGGGCCTGTGGGCTCAACGGATCTATGCCCTGCTGGATCCGTGATTGGGCTAGATTGTTGAAGACCTTAGCAGTTACAGTCGGCAGGGCTACACTCCTGCCGCCCTCCTCAACTTTATTATCTGCCGATTGGATCAGCATCGCTGTAGCTTCATATGTCCTCTCAAGGATCTCCAAGACCTTACTCAACACAGCGTTGTCAGGGAGTAAAGGAGCTCCTTCAGCTTCAAGCCGTTGGGCTTCAGCATCTAGCTCCCGCAGGGCTTGCTGTAAAGGAGAGCTGGGGGCATTACTGATAGCATAGACCTGTTTCAAGACAGGCCCGGCTGTCTGCTTGTACAGCTTGTCTAACATCAGGTTGGCAATCTCATTGATTGAGACTAGATTGGCCATTATATTTTGGCCTGTAGAGTGACCTGGAGCTTCTCATGCATCCTGAGCCACTCCATAAGCTCTTTCAGCAGCTCGAGATCCTCCCCCAGCTTGATGTTCTGCTCATGGGTTGTCAACAGTTCCAGCTGAATGCTGGGGCGATCCCCTTGCTGCTTGTCTATCTTACGGATTGTCATTTGAAGGGTGACTAATTGCATTATGTACTCCTTTATGCTACAACCGGGATGTTGCCCCCGGCTCCTATCAAGCTATCCATTGTATTCGATTGCTCCTGCTGGGCCTTGAGCCCTTCAGCCTCAATGTCACTCTGCCGCATGCTGAGGAGAGCCCCAATCCGGGCCCGGTAGAAATCATCAGGCCATAGCCCTGGGGCATCCTTGCGCATGGTCGTCAACGCTAGGATCTGGGCTGTGGCATCCATAAGCTCGGGGGATTGCCAGCTAGGGGAGATGCTCTTGAAGGATGAGGGGGCGGGGGGCAGGCTGGCTGTCATTGCTGTGGGGGTGAATGTATTCTGCATACTAGCCGTCAGGGTGATGAGCTGACGTATGGCATCTGTGTTGTCACGTTGGAACCTGCGAACCTTGCCCACTAACCCGACCTCTAATTGCTTTAGGGCTTCACCACTCAACACCCCTTCCGTGGTGACACCATAGATGGGGGTCTGGCTGATCTGACTTACTTCTCTTGCCAGCTTATCAATCTGGGTGATGTACTGCCCAATGTCTGTCTCTTCAAACTCACCCACCTCCACCGCCTTCAAGAACTCAATCTCATTCTCCCCCATGTCTGTGATGACAGCTCCCGTACTATTCTGGAGTGTAAGGTTGATGACAGCTCCCGGGGTAATGCCCGCAGCATTGATTGCTATACCCTTTGACCACTTGACACGGAAGGCACTGAACTCACTTGCTATCACCATACTGTGAAGTGTACGGTTCAGCACGTCCTGTAGGGGGATGGCGGGCCGGATCTCCGACTTGCCCCAATAGTTGAAATTAGTGTACTGGTTGGCAAAGTGGACAAGGGGGATGCGCCCTGCTGACCATGCCATGGTGTTGTCCATTACAGGGGTTGATTGAGTCTCATCCTCTGAGACAATCGTGGCAACTTGAAACTGATTGTCAGGCACTAGCTCCCGGCCCTGATCCTCCCCCTTCCAGTAGGTGATCCAGTTGGGTTGGTACACTACCACCTTGATAACCGTTGTAGCAGTTGAGTCATCGGAGGGTGTGCCTGTCGCCTGAGCTAGGGACTCACTCCATAGTTTACATGCCCATATCGGGAGCTTGCCAGTCTGATCCGTGATGCATACGATCCCACTGAAGCCATCATAGGCTGGTTCACTTGACCATGTTAGGGTCTGCGGATCTACCATGATGTAGGAGTCACCATCCCGTATAGCCCCCTGAAACAACGTGCCCTGAATCGCCTGCCAGTCATTGCGCTCCAACAAGGGCAGGAGCCAGGTCTTGTCTATGTTAAGATCCCCAGTGGTGATCTCAGTAACCTGTAATCGACTTGCCATCTTGTCCACGATAATGCGGCAATAGTTGTCATTGAAGTCATCAATCCCGGTGTTATCCACAGGCAAGCGTAGCATATTGCGCATCTGGTCGGTGATACCGCTACGATGATCCCCCTCCTCATACTGCCGATAGAGGGTCACCCGGGCTCCCTGTTGCTGAAGATCTATCAGCCAACTGTTGCGGGCATCAATACTCTGTGCCAGACCCGGGGCTGTGAGGATCAGGGCAGCTACCACAAGCCCACTATTATCATTCACTGTTGTCATCTTGAAGCTCCTTGGTGAAGTCTAATACCCCTACCACCTTGGGAATTGTCTCCAGAAAGTTGAATGGCTCCCACCAACATTCAGATAGGGGCTTGCCACACTTCCAGAGTATTGCAGTGCCCAATGGCACCTGAGAACGGATACACACTTCAATGTCTGATAGGGACCCTACTATATAGCTGATGTGTTTGTCCTCCGCTCCCAGGAGCTTCTTGAGGGCCGTCAGGCTGTCACTGCTTAGGTACATGCCATCAAACTTGCGCTCGAGGGCGGGAGGGATCTTTGCGAGGGCCTCCAGCAGCTTCTCCATTGTCAGACTATCATTCACTGTCGTCATTGAATATACTCCTATCAACGGTCAATTGGATATTGTACAGACGGGTCCTCATACGGTTGATCCATTTCTGCTCTGTAGTTTCAAGCCTGGCAAAGCTACAGTGCTCTAAGATGATAAAGCTCCAGACATCCCCACAACTATTGAAGGCCTGTTGTAGCAGGTAGTTATGATGCCGGCCCTCCTCAAGCATATGGAAGTGGTGCTCCATGCGCTCGGGGATCCGTTTGCTTGAACCAACATACCGCATCCCGTTCTGGACATTGAGGATACAGTACACACCTGAGGCAGCCATCAATCCATTTCCCCTGTCATGTCTATGGGTTCATCTAGGTAGGCACCCCAGTTAGGATAACAATCAACCCCCCGCAAGGCATCCCTGCAGCCAGCACAAAGCCTGTGCCCCTTGCCGTAATCTACAACTGTAACTATCCAACCGCAGCGACTGCATACACGGCCTGACTCTTTGGCTTTATGGTACACATCAGTGAGTAGTTTGTTCATCCTTGCCTCAACTTCCTGATAAGAGCTACCAGCTGAACATTATCTATCTCAATAGCTCCCATTTCAATAGCCCGCTTGCGGTCCAACTTGCTTAGGTCATAATAGGGTGAGCTCCTGGGCTGAAACCATTCTCGTTTGAACCCAAGCTTGTCTGCCATCTCATGTAGCTCGGGGAGAGTATCTGCCAGCATGTGACACATAATCATTCTGCCAAACAAGTTCTGTGCCTTATCAACATAGACTGCCATTGCTGCTCCTAAAATCCAGGCCGTTGCTCAGGGACAACTGTCTGGCTTATATAACTTGCCATGGTAGCCTGGGTGCGCACCTTGATGGGGCTGCGGTGTAGCTTATCAGCATAGGCCACCCCATAGCGCATTTCATCACAACCATGGTCATGCTCCTTGACAGGTGTCTCCTGCTTCTTGTCACTCCAGCTGTAGCCTGTCACCTCATCAGCTGTACTCAGTGGCAGGTATTTCTTCTCAAGCTCTGGATCTGGATCATCAACCGCATTCAGGTTCAGGAATAGGCGGTTGGACTTGAAGCGGGCCTTGACAGCCTGGATGCCTGAGCTCACATCCTTGAAGGCAGCTGTGGTGGTTATGGCAAGATGTTTCTCTAGTGTAGCCCGATCCTCAGCATCATGGTCGCAGATCCACTTCTCCACCCGGGGCAAGGGGATCCCCGCCCCCAATACCATTGCCCTGATGTGGGGGGCGTGATCTTCCACCAGCCGGGCTGTACGATAGATCTGCTTGACCTGGAACATGGCTCCCTCGGGTGATATCTTCCAGAGCGTGGCAGAGAAGGGGTTGGTGTAGCCGAAGTCTACTGTCACAATATACCTGCCATCATGGGGGGTGCTAATCTTACGGTCAAGCAAATGGATAGAGCTGTTGTACTCGGGATAGATGGCTCCCTCCGCCTGTACCCATTTCCCCTCCCACATGCGCTCCCGATATACCCCGGTCAATTCTTGTAGGGCTTGGATATAGTCGGGTGGGTTGGAGGGATTGTCCTCAGGGCGAGAGTGGTATGTGGCTGCCTTCTTGCTCTCAATTAGGAGTTTCTTGATCCAGTGCTCAGGGTGATCTGGGTTCGTTGAATAGATGATCTGTCGGAAGGCTCCATGTGTGCCACGCAAGCGGGCTGATATCTCTTGGTGATCACTCAGGGTCAACTTGTTTGCCTCCTCAAACCAGGCTATGTCAAAGGATCCGTCACGCCCGATTGAGCGCAAGTTCTCACGCTGCCCTTCATCCCGTACCCCTACAACATAGGCCTGGGAACCATTGGAGTATTGGAAGAGCCCTTCACCACTCTTGTACTCACCCCAGGGGGTCGCTCCCTGAACTGTGAATTGGAGGAATGGTACAACGGATCTATGGGCAGCTGTCTTGTCCTTACGTCCTACAACACCAGTTGCCCCAGGATACTTGAGCAGGTAGGCATGAAACTTCTCTGCTGCCACACGTGACTTCCCGCCCCCAGCAGCCCCTGTGAGCAATAGCACCCGGCTCATATCACGCCAGGGGGCAATCTGCCAGGGCAGGGGTTTGTACACATGTAGGATACTATTGCTCAACTAGTCTCCAATCGGGGCCCCACAATGGGTGCATGGGTACATAGTAGCTCCCCATTGGTCACAATGCTTACAATGCTTACAAGGCTTCAATGCCCTATCAGGCTCCACAACTAGACTATGAGCATTGAACAAGGCTCGGGGATTAATATGGGGATCCCAGGATCTGAACTTGATGGTTAGCTCCTGCCCATCACCCTGCCCTAGATGGTTTACTTCAACATTTGTTACAAGTATAGATCTCTTTGACATTTACAACTCCTCATTCGGGTTTGTCTGGCCATTCATCGGGGCTCACAAGTACATAGCCTTTGATCTGTTTGTTGTTACTAGTGATGTCAGTACGGGTTATGCGGCCACCTGTCTCTTTGGCAATGTCATCATAGATACCCCGCAATTGCCGGATCTCCGCTTCATTGAACTCTTCAAAGTCATATCTCTCATTGCCCACTGTCTTGGCATTCTGTGTCCACAACAACTTCTTGATCTTCAGATCACCCTCCAGCATCTGGGCTAGATCTATCAACTTCTGGATCCGGGTCGCTCGAATTGCCAAGCCCGTGTTGATGGCCAGGGTATCCTTCTCACTACGCAACTTCTGTAGGTCGATGTCATAATCCTTGCGATATTGATAATTGAGTTGGGGGCTGATCTTGAATGGGGGGTCAAAACTGGCGGCCAAATTGTTGAGCTCCTTGGTTGTCATGCCCTCAGCAATCCAATCCAGCACAGCCAGCCTTTGGGGGTCAGTCAATTTGCGTGGGCCATTCCCTGCATGTGACATATAAATCTCCTGTATATTCTATATTATACCCCGTTCAAGGCAACAAAAAAGCTCTCCACCCGTTATGGGTGGAGAGCTACATTTCAACTGATCTTACTTCTCATATCTGTACTTGATCTGGGACAGCAGGGTCTTGAGAGCCCATTCATCTTCATTCAGCATAACTCCTTCAGTTACACCCAAACGGATCTTTTTGTCAGCCCAATAGACCTCAACAAATAGAGAGTTCAGGCTATGGGAGCTCATCCCAATGAGCACCTGTTTGGGGGCTCCCAGGGACACCCTGGAAAATATGCTGCAGTAAACGCAGAGTGTGTAACATTTTACTCACCATACTTACTGATGTCGGCATTCCAGTGCCACCAGATAGATCCTAGTACACCCACCAGGACAGCTAGCCCACAGTCCAGCCAGTCAATCATCTTCAGCCTCCTCATCTTCAAGGATCTGGGTATTGATCTCCTCCCAGACATCTTGATTGTAATGACTTCCTGAATGGAGCTCCATCCCCAGAGCAATGCTCAGAAATGCTAGCACCAGCAGGATTGTGCCACAATAGTACAGGCCTGTGCTGAAGTCCATTTTATTTCACCTCCAGGTCAGCCAGATGCTTCAAAGCGGAGCCCGGCATATAGCGTTTGGCTTTGAAGAACACAATCTTGAAGTGCTCATTCAATGGGGGCCGGATCCCCCCATTGCCACCAGTAGCCTGAATCAATCGGCTCCCGGCATAGCCTGCCTTACGGGCAGCCAGGTAGACCTCCTTCAGTAACACATAGCCCTTGGGGAGCTCGGTGACGGTCAGACTGGCAATGTGCTTTTCACGGCTCATACCCCCGGGGAGAGCTCCCTTGTTATGGGCACAAAAGTCTCCCATGCCTTGCGCAATACTGCTGGGACGGGTCAACGGCTTGCCACAAAATGAGCAGGCCCCATAATTGGATCCACTGCGTTCATTTTCGGGCTTGTCCTGCTTGAGGATCAGCTTCACAGCAGCGGTATGGACTGCCACCTTATGCGCTCGCTTGCTCAACTTGCCATCCGGTTTGGATCCCTTGCGCACAGCCCGTTTGGCGGCTTGCTTGGCGACGGTATGCTCACTCAGCTTGGCTTGTTCCAGTTTGTTCTTCATGTATCGGCTCAGGGGCTTGCTCACCAGGGTCTTGCCCTTTGTTTCTACAGCCGGGGCTTCAGGGATCTCGACATTTCCAAGTACAGAATTTGTTCTAGACATTTTTATCTCCTTTTGATTGTTATATTGTATGATCCTCAGGGGTACAGCACCGCTGCAAAGTTTTTCCGAACACATAGCTTAACTAGTTAACCCTGATTTTCAAAAAACTTATAGACATAGGTCTACCTCTGAGGGTGAGTCAATGTGCAAGAAGGGGCTTCAGCTAAACACCCCATCTTTGATCTGTTGTTTCACCCGCTTCTCAAAGCGTTTTTCATCGGCCCTGATCTTATTGCTCCTGGCTCCCTTCTGCTTATCTTTGGGGGATAATCTGTGCCTCCGCTTCTGCTTCAGAGCGATCCTGCGCAGTTTGGCTTTGGTGGCTTCAGAATGATGAAAGGGCTCCATCCCAAGCTCCACAAGCTTGAAATATTCAGCATCCCGCTCCTTCTTTGCAGCCCGGATCTTTTCAATCGTCTCAGGGCTATGTTTCTTGCCCAGGTGGGCCTTGCGCATGCGCTTGCGGGTCAGGTCACTGATCCTGCGTTTGATTTTGGTCTTCATTTTAGTGCCTCCCCATATGACGGTGACGATACAACGCAGGTCGGATCCCGGGTGTCCCAGGGAGCCAGACGGGTTTGTGCTCGTGCTGGGCTCCCCTCTTCGACCCCTGATGCTTACCCATTCCCCAGGCTGTCTTCTCTTTTGGCTCCTTTTCAAAAGGCTTGAAGTTGAAGGTTTTCTCCATCCATTTCTTTACAGCATCCCAATTATTCATTGTGTACTCCTTGCGTAGCTTTGTGCATATCGGTCTAATCTAGGGGCAGGGTCTATTTATACCCCCTCAGCTAGATCAGCCTGTTTTGGGTGTTTTTATACGTGCACCCGTACATGCGTGCGGGGTTTCACTCTAGGAGAGGGTCAGAACCTCCTTCCAAAAGGGTAGGGGCCCGGGCATAATAATGCTCAGCTCCTTCGATCAGGGACCGCACTCCCGGGCT